GTGAGGCTGTACCGGCCACGACCGCAGAGGAAGAGGCTGCCGAGGAGCCCCTAGGCAGCCACGCGGGGTCCGTGGAGACTCCGTCGGATCGGGATGCTGGCGAGCAGGCGGCCATTGCCGAACTGATCAAGAAGGAGCTCGGAGCAACCGAGGTCCCCTGGGGGGGCGAGGTTGACGCCAAGCCCAAAGCCTGGGAGACTGGCAGCAAGAAGCCCTCGAACGCAGTAGCCAACGAAGACTGGTAGGAGAAACCGCAGTGGCAACGATTGACGATCTGTTCCCCGCCCCGGCTGGCAGCAAGAAGTACATGAAGTTCGAGAACGAGGGCGAGGCCCTGCTCCTGGTCCAGACGGGCGAGCCCAAGCTCGTCCCGCAGAAGAACCAGCAGGGCGAGAACGTGTGGCTGGTGAAGTTCGCGGACGCCGACAAGTACCAGCCCAAGGGCGAGGGCACCTTCGATCCGGACGATGAGAACGTAGAGAACGCCTTCCAGCCCGACCGGGAGATCGTCATCCCGGTAGAGGTGGTCGGCAAGAAGCTGAAGGACGGTTCCAAGGACGTCAGCTTCGAGTCTTTCAAGACGGACTGGGAGGTCACCAAGGACCAGCGGGAGAAGCTGAAGGAGGCCCTGATGGACGCCTCTGCTCCCGCCGAAAAGGGCACCAAGTACGTGGTCAAGCTTCTCTCGCGGCAGGTCAAGCCGTTCAAGTACAGCGTCAAGGTCCTCGAAGGCTGATCGAGCAGAACGGGCGGGCCTCCGGGCCCGCCCTCCCTGGAGGGGTGATGGAAGCTATGGTTCTCGGGTATCCGCCCGAGCAGGCTAGCCAGATCAACGTTACGGCCACGAAGGAAGAGTGGGAAGACATTCATGAAGCGCTGATCAGCCTGTTCCCTGGGACTATTGCGGCGGACGGTCTGATCAATCACCTTGAGGCATTGGGGATCGGGGATTGAAGACACTCCATCGCACAGTCAAGCGTGGCGTCTCCGCAGGAGAGCCACTCCCTACACCCTGGCCCATCTTCGATGACCATAAGATGTCGTTCCGCCGGGGATCGATCAGCATGATCGCCGGTCCGCCGGGCAGCATGAAGACGGTGCTCGCGCTCAACATAGTCAGACAGATGGGAGCTGATGTTCCCACGATGTACCACAGCTCCGACTCGGACGACTTCACCATGGCCAGCCGGACGCTCTCGATGCTGACGGGTACGCCCACGGACGAGACAGAGCTGTGGGTGATGGGCCAGAAGCAGCTCGCTTACGAGACGCTTAAGGACATGGACCACATCAGGTGGTCCTTCAAGTCCAGCCCTACGCTAGAGCACATGTACATGGAGGCCGAGGCCTTCCGGGAATTGAAGGGCGAGTACCCGCACCACACCGTCATCGACATCATGATGGACATCGACTACGAGGGAGCCGGGGAGCAGAACTACTGGGCCCTCATGGCAGAGCTCAAGGACATGGCGCGTGAGCAAGAGACTGCGATCACGGTCGTTCATCATACGAGTGAGAGTGCCAAGGGTGGTGCTCCGCCTCCTCGGTCAGCCATCATGGGTAAGGCTAATCAGCTACCCACTCTCATACTCACGCTCTGGGGGGACGCTTACGCTGGTACTCTCGACGTTGCCACGGTAAAGAACCGCTTCGGCCCGCAGGATGCTATGGGTAAGAAGTACTTCAAGATGGCGGCTCAGCCTGCCGTCTGTCTGATCGAAGAGATGGAGCAGAAAGAGGAGACGCCCCTCCTGTTCCGGGACGGGCCGTACACCGACGACGAAGACAAGGTGAGCTGGGGCTGATGGCAGACAAGGTACGCGACCAGGACGGTGATGTCTGGGAGCAAGGCGAAGATGGTGGCTGGCACTTCGGGGGCAGCTATCTTCCCGACGTCGATATTCTGGAAACGATCTGGGGTCCGCTTTCCGAGGTGGAGGACTGATGCCCGAAGTCTGGTTGAGTGACGACGAGGTGGTCATCAGCAAGAAGGTGTATGACCAGCTCACCAAAGACAGCGAGTTCCTGGCCAACCTGCGAGACGCAGGTGTCGACAACTGGGAGGGCTACCACTACGGGTGGGGCTACGACGAGGTGGAGGACTGATGTGCTGCGACAAGCCGTGCCTGATCCCTCAGTGGCTGAACGGTGTGTTCGGCTACTTCTGCCTGAACTGCACGCAATGGAGGCAAGGATGAACGGACACTGCTGGTGCGGGCGGCCGTACCCCTGTCTTGAGCACTAGCCCCTGGCCGGGCTGGCATTGCGTTACCATCGAAGAGACCCCAGGTGGGTGGATGGTGGTCTGCATACCACACGGGCTGGTATCAGACTTGTTCCCCACCCACCTGGAGGCCTTCGAGGCAGCGCTCCAGCACGACCACGACAACGGAACTGTAGGAGACAAGGGATGAAACCCTGCAAGGGGTGTGGGAGCGTGACCCGCAAGGTCACGCCTCCTGGTCCACGTTGTGCCACCTGCCACAGAGAGCGCAAGAGGGAGCTCAGGGAGGCCGCTCACGGCCTCCGGATCCTCAAGACGTACGGGATTACCTCCGTGCAGTACTGGGCCCTCTATGAGGCACAGGGAGGCGTGTGCTTCATCTGCCGCAGGGCTACTGGCAAGGTCCGGAAGCTGGCTGTTGACCACGACCACGAGACGGGGTATGTTCGAGGCCTGCTGTGCAAGCCGTGCAACTCTGTACTGGCGCACTTCAGAGACGACACCGCCACAGCGTGGCGGGCATACGATTACCTGATGGATGGCGCTCCTGCGCCAGACGTGATTGGATGGGTGAAGCCTGATGAGGCTTGATGACGCGATAGGATTCATGATCCTTTCGTTCCTCGCCGGAGCGCTGGTGAGCATGGTGATCTTCGGTTGCATCATGCCGAACGCCATCGAGAAGAAGGTGAAGCCCGATGCTTCCTGACAAGATGCGCAAAGAGCTTGCGGAAAAGGTGGAAGGGTACTTCGGCAACGACGATAAGTATCTCAGGGATGCAGCCCTCAGGCTGCAAGATGACGGCTACGCAGACACGGAGGTCCTCAACATCCTCAAGGCCGCATACTACGCAGGCCACGAGGCGGGCTACGAGGCGGGCTACGAGGCGGGCTACGAGGTCGGGTACTTCGAGGGGAGTGGGAGTGGAGCTTACTGACTTCGAGGTGCATCTCATGAGCGACATGCTCGAAGAGATGCTCGACAAGTTGCGCCACTACCCCGGCGAATACACTGAGGCGGAGTCCAAGGCGTACAGCTCCCTCTTCGAAAAGGTGAACGATGAGGCGAAGAAGCGCGGATTCTGGTGGGCTCGCTGACCACCCGACCTTCCCGATAGTCCCCATCCTGGTCCACTACGGTGGCCAGGATGCAGCGGAAGGGTATGGAGAGAGGGCCTACCCCTGCCCGTTCCACAAGGACAGCCAGGCCTCTGGTTCGATCAACACCACAGCACAACTGTTCAATTGCCACGCAAGCGGCGACTGCCCCACGGGCGATGCCGTAAGCATCGTCCGCAAGATGGAGGGCCTGGACTATGCCAGCGCTGTCGAAAGAGCAGCGGAAATATCTGGAGAGGGCAACCATTCAGTACGCGGGAAGTCTGGACGTAGCAGCCGGATGGCTGGAGGCGCGAGGAATCGAGCTGGAACACGCGCGTTCAAACGGACTTGGCGTAGTGAGTAACCCACTCCCAGGTCACGAACACCTTGACGGCTACCTCGCTATCCCGTACCTTACGGACAGAGGGCCAGTCAACATCTCCTTCCGCTGCATCAAGGACCACAACTGCAAGGAGATCCCCCACCACTCCAAGATGAGCAAGAAAAAGGGCTCAGGCACCAACCTCTACGGGGTCCAGGCCCTAGCCTGGGCCGACGAATGGTGCGTAGTATGCGAGGGTGAGCTGGATGCCCTGGTGTACCAGCAGATCGGGGTACCTGCGGTGGGGGTGCCCGGAGCGGAGAACTGGAAGCCGTACTGGGATAACATCTTCGAAGACTTCAGCCGTGTATACTTGGCGGAAGACGGAGACGATGCTGGCAAGGATCTCTGGGGTCGCATGACAGAGAACCTGAGCAACGTCATCCGGATGAGAATGCCTGATGGAGAGGATGTCAACTCGATGTACTTGAAATCGGGGAAGGACTATCTCCTAGGACGGATCCGGAAGTGAGCAAGAGCAGGTCGCACGACAGCTACGCGGCATGGGGAGAGTATCGCAAGCAGCGCTCCCTTCTGAAGGACTTCACCGACTGGAAGCAAGAAGCCCGAGAGGACATGCAGGACATGAGCGAGAAGCCTTCGGTCTACATCATCATCAACGAGTGGAACTCCGAGGACGCTGGCGATGCCACTCTTCAGGAGATCGTGAACGCTCGCTACTTCGACTCCGAGGATGAGGCCTGGGAGCACCTGGCCTACATCGCCGAGTCCTACCATGTCGAACTGGACGGGGACGACACCAGCCTCGAACTGCCGGACGTGCACGCCATCCGCAACCAGAGCTACTACATCCAGGAGCTGACGAACAATGGGTAAGCATCGCGGCAAGAACGACGAGGGTCATGGTCGTGACGTGGTCTGGCAGGAGAAGGCCACGCCCAAGGAGAAGGCCGAGAACTTCGACGCCTACGACCGGTACCTGAAGGACGAGGTCAAGAAGAAGGGCAAGTGATGATCAAGCTCACGATCAACGCCAGGTGCACCATGTCCAACGGTGTCATCATGGACAGGGCCATCAAGGTCCACATGGAGTATGACGCCTTGGACCCGCTCACCTACGGGATGCTCTTCGAGGTGGACGGGGAGGAAGAGGCCTTCTGGATAGTAGGCCGGGACCTGTTCGTTGACGCCCTCTATGAGGGGCAGGCTGGCGCTTCGGACATCATCATCGTGGACACCGGAGACTATCTCGGCCTGACGCTCATGGTGGAGGACACCAACGCGGTCATCCTCCTGCCGATCGATGACATCCAGTCCTTCGTGAACGAGACCATTCGGCTCATCCCTCGGGGCCGTGAGAGCTTGGACGACCAGATCGAGGAGCTGCTCATGGAGATCTTCGAGTGACTCGCCCAGCCTGGGACCAGACCTTCATGGAGATCGCGAAGATCTGGTCCCAGCGATCCACGTGCACACGGCGCCAGGTAGGCGCCGTGGTCGTCAAAGACAAACAGGTGATCGGACAGGGGTATAATGGAGTCGTCTCAGGTAGAACGCATTGCGAAGATGGTGGGTGTCCCCGCGGAAGAATGGGACCCGGGGTTCCTCCAGGCAGTGATTACAACCAGTTCCCCTGCTACGCCATCCATGCTGAACACAACGCCATCCTCAATGCCGGGCTCCATCTATGCGCCGATGCCGTTCTCTACGTCACCGACGAACCCTGCCAGCAGTGCCTCAACCTCATCGAGCACGCAAAGATCGGGAGAGTCGTTGTCCTCAACCATCCCTAGCTACATCGAGTACGCCATCAGCGACCTGCACGATACGCTGAAGTCCAAGAACGCCGACTACCGGATCGACGGAGAGTTCTCCAACTTCGAGTTCGCCGCCGAGGTGGCGGGCATCGAGACGGTAGACGCCATCGCAACCCAGGTAGGTATCAAGCTCGGCCGGATCAAGGGCCTGAGTGACCCCAACAACGAAGCACTCCTCGACAGCTACAAGGACTTGGCAGGCTATGCGATCATTCTTTACGCGCATGCTCTCTCGCTCCAGGACTGAGACGAGCAACGACCCGACCCGAGACCCCAACTGGTGCTGGACCCACAACATGATGTGGCCCGCCTGTGAGGGGATGCACTGAATGAGTGACACAACCGAGTACCCTGCTGGCCACGACGAGCCGCACCCCAGCACAATTGAGCCTGAGACGGAGGACGACGAGTGACGCAGCCCATCCTTGAACCCCCGCCGCGACAGCCCGGAGACGAAGACGAGAAGAGTTAGGCCAAGCAGGCGCCCTGATGGGCGCCTGTTCCTACAGATCGAGGAGCATGGTATGGGCAGGAAGTACGACGACTACGCCAAGGCCGCTCAGGCTGAGACGCAGGCGAACGACCGCTATGAGGCGGAGAAGATCGGCGGGGACGCAGACGCTATCCGTCAGGCTCAGGCCGACGCAGACCAGGCGAACCGCATCGCCAACGTGCTGTACAACGAGGGGTCGGGAGACGTGCAGGGATGAAACTCGTTCGCGACACATGGACGCCGCTGACCGTTACGTTCGAGACTCACGAAGAGGCCGAGATCATGCACAAGATCCTGGCCATGACGACCGACGACACGAACGGGCGTGATGCACACCCGATCCTCATGGTCCTCTTCACCGCTCTGGGTAAGGGGCTGGATGTCGACGCTCGATACAGGGTGAGCGGGAACATCCTGGTGGAAGACGCGTGGGTCTAGAACGCAAAAAAGGCGGGGCCTCCGAAGAGGCCCCGCTTGTTCGTTCAGTGAATCATCGGCTCTGGAGGTTCAACTTCTGTAGCAACTCCTCCACTGCCGGAACCTGCATAAGGCGCGATGCCGCTGCCGAAACCGTCAGCACGACCGCACCCGCTCCCACTGTCGCAGACAGGCCAAGAGCAGGTACGAGGATCGGTGCCGCAGACGTAAGGGCGATCAGCACTTGGATCACGGTCCGCAGGGGCTTGGTCCACTTGTCCATCAGTTACCTCCGACATATCGGTTCCTCAGTCTTTCGATCTGGACTGCTGTGTCCAGGTCGATCACGCCGGTAGGCATGATGCTGAACAGCTGTTGCAGTCCTCGGATGTGGGAGACGGTACGTTCGTCCATCTCTCCCGTCTCTGGGCAGTGCAGCGTGCGTTGTACGTCCTTGATGACCTCGGGTCCATAGACC